TCTCCTGCCCAAGGGGTGCGGTCGCACAACCACTTCTTGGTTTTGAGATGCGTTTAATACACTATCTACCAGTGTGTCGGCATGGTGAACTTCACTTTGAGCAAGTTGCTCGTCACCATCCACCTGATAAAGCACCAGAATATAGCCATTTTTTCTTGCCTTTACTTTTTTGGGTTCCCGGCCTAAAATTTTTATGAGCCGATCAAGCCCATCGCATGTCGGTAAAAAACTTGATATACCACCAAACCCCGCCCAGCTAGCCGTGTGATTAAAGCCCTTGCGGTCTATCTGAACATAGTTTTGTCTATCGAAAAAACCTCGCTCAAGAACAAATACTGGAATACCGTCGTCTCGCATCTCCTGAACAATTTCACCACGCTTACCCTTACACCCGTTCCAAACAAATACAGCTTCCGGCTTTTCTGTAAAACTGGGATACTCGGCTGGTATATAAACCTTCACAGGCCGTCTAAGAGCCTCTACAGCAGACTTTATCGCCTTAAATGCTGGTTCGCACTTCATGTTGTCGTTTGATGCTACAATAGCTATCATAAAAGCCCTCTTATTGCATTTGGTATCTGGTCAATGGTATATTGGTGCGAAAGAACACGATCTGTCATAGCTTTTTGAGCATTGACAAATAGATTGCATCGCCCATGTTTAAGCTGCTGTGTTCTGCAATATGTTGTCAATCCACTATTATCCATACACCAAACAACACGTTCATGCCGATACATCGCTTCCCCATAACAAAGCACTGGCAGTCCGGCTTGAATGGCCTGTATCCCACAAGTTGAGTTGATACACGCAACCGCAGATGCTTTGTCGAAGGCCTCTTCAATGGTATGTGAATCGTCATATTCAAGCCCATCCGTTATCATCACCAGCCGCTTCATGGCATCGTTAGCGCCAACGACCGGGTGCGGCCTGACACGAATATCAATCTGGGAATATCTAAGAAGATGTTTAACAAATTCTATGTCGTTTGCAAACCAAGGACTATATTCCCTTATTTGAGAATCGCCATTGGACTGGAGCGTTACGAGTAATTTGCCGCCTCTAACAGGCACTGTTTCGCTGCGAATATAATCAATCGATTCTTTCGCCCAGCTTGCACCAAAGTTTATGCCATCCGGGTCAATCTGGATAGTCTCGCCTGGCGGCAACCAGCCATTCTCACAAAAGATAAACCTACAATTGTTTTTTAGTGCATTATTATAAACATGGTGAAGCCCATTCCAAATAAATGCGACATCACACTCTGGCAAATCCGAACTGCCGTTGTTGTGTTTCCATCTAGTTACAGCGTGACCAAGTTCTTCACAAGCCATAGCAATAGCTTTTAACTTTTCTATTGTCGGAGCGTCGTTGCGATCCTCTACAACAATTCTCATTTCGCTACCGTTTTTTGATTAGATGTCTCACTAGAATTACAATCAATCCCGCTATTACCAGTGCTAAAGTTCCTAACTCTCCGCAGATTTGGGCAGTCGCCATCGTGAACACCTCCACATACGTCTACGGGACATTGGTTTACTATGCCTAATTCTATCGCTTCTTTACATGCTCCCATATCACCACTCCTTGCTTGTCTGAGGTGGGACAAGAACCCGATACTTTTCGGGGAAGCGTAACAAGGCTTCGCTAAGTGCCATCTGCTAACTTATTAAACGCATCAATGCCATTGCCCTGCTTGCCCATTTGGGAAGCGTGTTGACGGTATAAATACATTGGCTTGTCGATATACGCCCACTTCGTTCCTTGTTTTATCGCTCGAAAATTCCAGTCTGCGTCCGCAGCCCATTCTGAATTAGGATCGAAGCCACCAATTTTTTCATAAACTTCTCTACTCGCAACTATCGAAGCCGATACCGGGCCGTCCCTCGATTCACCAGCAGCGTAGCTCTTGAGGTCGAATTGTTTCAGGTGATCTCTAACCCACGACCCATCGGTATTGATAATAGCCATTGCCGTTGAGACGATATCTGTTTTTGGGTTGCTTCTTAGATATTCTATCTGAATAGACAACCTATTGGCCGTATGTAAGTCGTCGGCATCGAGACGGGCGATATATTTACCCCTGCAGTGCGATAGCGCCTCGTTTGTGGCAAGAGCATAACCACTTTGCGGCTGTCGTATAACTTTAATTCGTCGGTCATCAATCTTTGATAATACACTATCAGCCTCGTCGTCGGGACCGTCGAGAACGATAATCAGTTCCCAGTCTTGCAGTGTCTGGTCTATCACAGATTGAACAGCATCGCCTATAAACGCCCCAGCCTTATAACTGGGCATAACGACTGACACTAGCGGTGGAATATCGCCAATCAGGTCGGTATATTTTGCGTCAATAAACTCAATCGCCCTATCACAACCAAGCTCTTGTGCCTGCTTTGCCAACGCTAGCCGTTTACTGCGACCAACTATTTTTTGATTGCGAACAAAATCAAGAACAGATTTAGTCATCGCCGGCGTGTCATCACAAATTGTGACATCGAAACCATCGTCCGCAAGCCCCTGCATATTTCCAACAGGAAATGATATAATCGGCGTTCCACAAAGCAGCGTTTCAACGGCAGATGTCGGCCCGCCCTCAATTTCGCTGGTAACCAAAACAAGGTCACACGCGTTGAGCCATGCCTCCGGGCGAGAATTAAGGCCTGCTATTGCGATCTGTCCGTCGTTTTCGTCCAACAACTTCGCATAATATGGCCTTGTTGACAACTGGCTTACGCCGCCGATCCATATAAACTTTGCAGCCGGGTATGTTTTGTGAACTCTGCGAGCGACATCTATAAACTTTTCTATCTGCTTTTCTTTTGTACACCTACACAGCAGTCCTATTGTCGGAGAATGCCCGTTTACGGGCTTGAATCGCTTATTGTCTCCCATAGGCCCGATATTCTCAACAACGCCACGAGACGCATCACACACGGCCCGAGAATCCGTAAGTCCAAGGTCGATTCGCTCGCCTTCATGGTAAAAATCCTTTTCCCAATTACTAAGGTTATAAAAAGAGTCTATAACCTTAACGGGTAGTTTTTTAATAGCCGTTCTGTGTTTCCAAAACAAGCATGTGCAATGTACCACCTTTGCACTAACGCTCTCTACTACACCCGCAATGTCGCTCATGTTCTCAACAACAACGACTTTGTCATAATCTGATAAATCAAAATGGCTTTCGCTTTTATCCAACGCGCAGGCCACAAAACAGTATTTATCTTTTAGTCTGTTGGCTATAGTTTGGAATATCCGCTCTGCACCACCAACCATAAACCGTTTATAAACGTGTAAAATTACTGGCTTATTTTGAGGATTAAAACCTGTTGCGGCAACGGTGGTGCTTTCGCCTGTTGTTGAAATAGCCTTTAGCTTTGATTCTGGATTGAGATTTACGCATTCGCCACCAGCAGACCTTATAGCCTGCACCATTGCAGCGAACTGATTCTCTTTACCCTCGCTTACCGGCTTATCGTACTGCCCTACAAGCCCTGGGGATATGCCCGCATATGGCTCAACCATTTGGGCGTGTTCACCACAATAATCCAGCCCAACAAACTCTATTCGTCTTGCACCATATAGCCACGCGACATTAGCAGCCATGATTGCTACGGACGAGTTTCGCATTACCGCAGCTTCACGATTATTATCATAATTCCAGTCAAGCTGAAATGTAGGTTCCATTCGCATGAACTCATTGCAATGCGTGGTGCGTCTGTCGGACGGGCCTACCTTATACGCGGGGTTAGCCTTCCACAGTTCGTGATATTTGATACCCCACTTCTGATCATGCCATAAATCGCGATATGTATCTCGCATCACCAACATATCCCATTTGATATTTTGTAGCGATGAAAAACATAGCACCCGGTTCGTGCCAATTAGGAGCGTATCTTGCTTTTGGCAATCATCCCAAAACGACTTCGGCATAGAATCTACCGACCCGCCATTGGCAACGATTACCGCCAGCTTCGCCTGTGTCTCAAATTTTCGTCTCATTAACTACCTCATAAAACCAAGAGGCGGGGGTGCTGAGGTAACACCCCCAGAAAGCCTCTCGGTAGACACAGTACGTGTTAGGAATCGCTTGTCGCGTTAAACACGCCCTTGACGATCTTGCATTCGCGGTGATCTGACAAGAACTCGTCCCAATTCGCAGCCGTTGCAATTTCAGCATCGGTCGGATTGATTGGGTCATTGTCCCACTTCATGCCGCTTACACTTAGGTTTACGTCGTAATCCTGACGAACATTCCAAGACGGAACCTTGGTCGTGATTACCTTCTGGATATCCATCGGGTCTTCTTTGATGATGGTCGCGTTAAGCGCACCAACGCCAAGGCCGAGAACTGGATACTTGGTATAATAGCTGGAGGTCTGAGAGCTAATCAGATAAGAGCTATCAACAACCAAAACCCTACGGCCCATCGACAACGCACCGCCGGTAACAATTGAGAACCCGCCTACATTTTCGATCTTGTAGTTCGTAATCCCATCACCAACGAGATCGTGGAACACGTTAGAGTGCATCACGAATGACTTGATGTCTTCGCGAGCGTCTCGCATTAGACCGAGCATGGTGTTCATTCGTGAAAACGTAATGGGTACTCGCGCACCGGCAATTGCACCACGGGCAACGTCACTAATGTGGTAATTAGCAGACGGAGTATCCATAGAATCAATTGCATTGACACCAGCAGCGATCAGGATGTCGCGCAACGCTACCATCTGGGCATCGGCCTCAACCCGCGCGATAGCCAAACTGTAGTCGTTCATGCTAAACTTGCCGCGAGATACTTCATCGCGACTATATTTAACATAGAATCGACGGGTCTGAGTTACCTCAGAACCTTTTGCCTGAGTTATAGCGACCGCAGTATCAGCAGTCGTTGGGTCTGCTTCGTCTGCATGGGTGTCAGTCCCAGACGGACGCGCGAACTTAACCGGCTCGACAAAATCGCCACCGATTCTATCAAGCAAGCTGGTATCCAGGCTGAGAGTTATCGTCCCACCGGACGCAGCGTTGAAAACTTCGATATTCTCCTGAAAGATACGAAGACCTTCGGCCTCTGTTACTTCAGGGATAATCATATTACTTGAACGAGCCATGTTACTTTTCTCCTATATAGTTTCTTTTAGTTTACGTTGGCGGCGCACATTGCCCGCCAATTTCACATAAGCATCGCCGCCGTGTTCTTGAATATACGCAGCCTTTTTGTCTGGACTGCCATCAAGCTCTGCGATCAACGCTGAGTCGGTTTGCTTGGGTGTACCACCGACATGAGTACCTGTACCAGAATCACCAGATGCTGGTAAATAATTTTGACCTGCACTTGTAGCAAGCCATCCATCAACCAACTGCTCAACCGTAATGCTCTGGTTTGGGTCACAATTGGCATCTTGAATAAGATTACCATTTCTATCCCTAACCTTAACAACGGCTTGCCCGTCAATAAGCTCGGCTTCTGCCTGTTGCTCATATTGACCCTGAAGAAGATAAGCTGCACTCTTGACGTCTTTAACGCCTTTGGCCGCGAGAGCCTGCATAATCGGGCCAGTCACAGCTACCTGTTTGAAAGCAGCAAGGGCGGCTTGCTTCTCGGACTTTTCGGCATCAACAGCCTTGTCCATAGCCTCCTGCTTTTTGGCAAGCAACTCGTCGTAATTGCCCTGATCTACTAACTTTTGGGCTACAGTATCTTCGGCTTGTTTACGAAGCGTTTCGTACTCAGATAACTGGTCATCCGATAACGACTTCTTGCGAGCCGATTCAAGTGCAGCCTCGGCCTCCTGTGCCCGTTTGCGATATTTAATCGACTCCGACACCGGAACCATTTGAGGCTCTGGCTCTACGATTGGATCGGGAGTTACAGGTTTTACTACAGGCTCTACGATTGGTGTTGGTTCTGACATTCTTGTCTACTCCTTGGCCTTGCTAGGCCGATCTTTGGTGTGTGGGCTACTGCCCGAACTGGTACGAAAACCATCGGCTTGAAAGTAATCGTTGGAAAGCTGGAATTTTCTGACATAATCAATGTTTTATCGCATAATCTTGAGTGTCTCAAAGCCCGAGTTTGCTGCGTTGAAGATTGTGGCAATCATGGCTGGATGTGTCGGCGGGTTTTTTATATCGGCCTATTTCCCCAATCAACCAATTCCCTTCTAGTATCTTGAATTTTCTCAAGTTTGGCCTTATCAAACAACAACTTCACCATTTTAGTTACTTTTAGTTTGACATTGTGTGGGATAAAATCTAACCACCCGGCTGAATATACTAAGGTTTCTCCGACTGAAATGATAAAATAAGGCTCGTCGCTATCAAAATTTTTTTCAACTAAAACATCGCCAATCATTGCTGGTTTGTACGTCTCAATGGGAAAATGCTGACTTTTTAAATAGCGGCTGATTTCTATAATATCAATATCCATAATCTTTCCTTAAACTACCAGCTCGCCCTTATCTAAAACTGGCTTTGTGTTGGTGTTTGCCGTTGATAGCGGCTTAGGTACTGGGTTCTCGTCTGTATAAGCTGTGGGGACTAACTGACACATGCAGGAACCCCCACATACCGTAGTGCCATCACCGGGTGCAGAACCAGACCACTCTTGGGCGGTTTTAACGTTACCATGTCTCGATTCGCAATCAGGACATGATTTGTCGCCGTTGACAGTTACCCACATCCGCTCAGATTTAGGGCTAAAACCAGATGATCTGTATTCTGCTTCTTGAGCCGAATAAGCCTCGCGTCGAATCGAATCCCGGACATGGCCACGTGTCTTAGTGTCAAGCCGTGCCAAAAAGTCACGCCTTCTATTAGCAGACCTGCGTGCTTTGTTGAGCGTAGTCTTCGCGGTCTTGTATTCCGTAGCCAGTTTCTTGCTGCCCGGTGCATCACGTAGCTTTCGCTCGATATCCTGTACGTTATTTGACGCAACATTCAAATCGTCGAGCGAACTTGTAATAGATTGCAACGCCTCTTTGTCCGATGCTAGAATATCAGTTACAAGCTGCTTGCGCGACCCGCCAGACCTGACAGCCTTGGTAAACGCTACCTGTACTTGCGACGATAGCTCTCCAGTTGCAGCCTCAAGCTCCGCCCTTAGTATTTGCAGGTTGGTAGCTGTCTCTCGCTTCAAAAATGATCTAGCTGTTTTAGTCAACCCAACTCTTGCAGCATCGTCACCTTTGACCGCTCTAATCAGCGGCCTGACAGACTCGCTTCCGGCCTGCCTTGCGCCAGGGAACTGCTCTTTCGCCGCATACTCCAAAATAGAACGCAACATCCTATTCTGTTCGCGGCTATTGTGCTGATAAACAGCAGCAACAATAAAACTCTTGGTTATCGCATTAACGCCTTTTTGTGCGCCTACGTCGTCGTACGTCGGGCGCATCCGAGATACGCTATGGAGTATCTTATCTTCTGACACTATGGACAAGCCGCAGTTTCGACTTCTTCAATTGACAATAAGTCGCGGCGAGTGCAGTGTTTTGAATAAAGCAAAACCTCAAGATTGAAGATATTCATCCAGTCTTTGCCCAACTCATTTTCGTCAAATGTAAGTTTTACTATCATTTCGCTCATTCTGTGTCTCCGTTTTCTGGTGCTTCTTCGTCACTCGAAGGGGTTAAGGGGTTCACTACGCTAGACAACGTGCCAAGATCATCTTTTGCAGCGTCAATCTCATCCATCACCTGCTGGTGAGTTGCATCTGTCGGGCTAATCATCTTCTCTGTTAGCCGTCTCAAGATAGCCTGATACAGCCCCGGGGTTGTGTCGCCGAGTTCTAGCTTGAATAACTTCTCTGCCTGATTCAATAATTCAGCAACCGGCGTTGTAGTGTATTTCTTATTGTAATCGACGGAGTATATAACATCTTCTTCGCTAACCTTTTCGCCAAACTCCCTCGAAACTGCAAGTGCGATCACTTGTCGCTCAAGTGCCTCCATCTTCGTAGCTGTGCTTTCGATCTCGTTATCAAGATCGGTACGCTCTACCTGAGCCTGAAAACCTGAACTTGCACTGCCCTCTACGCTACCGCTTGCACCGATTAGCTTTCCAAGACGCAAAATAGTGGTCATGTACAGATTGATCCATTCGCGCTTCTCAACAATATGTGCTACATCTGGCCTGATTGGTTCGATCTTACCGTCTTCAGATGGGAACGCTACCCAAAGCCCAGCGGAAATGTATTCTGGCAAATCCTCTTTCTCGATACCGAACACAGCGAGAATACCCAAAGCCATATACAAGTCAAGCTGGCCTTGAGATACTAAGTTGAGCAAAGCACGAGCAATCGGAGCGATTCGAGTCAATAGCGAAATCGGGATGCCGTGGTAATCTGGGTTAGATGATTTGCCAAACCACAATTGAGCAATTGGAAGCTCGCCTATTTGCATAGGCCCGTATTCTATCTCCGTCCCCTGCTCGCCGCCGTAAGTATAAACGCGCCATTCGTCCGGAGTGAAGGTTACATACTGGTCGAACCCAAAATCGTCCTCCTCGTTGTCCGGCGATGCAGCACCTAATGAATACCTTACCCATTTATAATTGTTCGCATAATCGCTTGCCCAATCAACACGCTCTAGCGGCGTAAACGAATTGAGTATAACCCTCATTCCTAGATCGTCCTCTTGTGCCGCGGACATCATGGATGTATCCACGCCGGGATTAGTCTTATCGACAACAACGTCGACTAAGCCAGATTGGTAGTGCCTGCGAGCAACACTCGCCATGAAATCATTCATGGTAGTCCCGCCGCCGTCAACATCTTTTAAGAACCTCTCAATAAACTCCTTATGTGGGCTATCATCATACTTCCTGATCGGGTCGGCGCGAAACAAGTTACCAAGGCGAAGGTCGATTAGCTCACCACAAAAATCCATAGCAAACGAAGATTGTTTGCGGAGGTTGTATTGAGCAGTACACTCCGCCTTGTCAGTTCCAGCCCCAAACTGGTCGAGATACGTTCCATCACGTAACACGTGCTCGTGCATCTCGGCGAAGTCTCTACACAGCTTCCATGACGGTGAGAACACATCATATAGAGCGTTTTTTACAGTTGGATCAAATTCTGTTAATTCTGCCATATTTATCCCGTCCCAAAACCCTTCATTTCAACGCCGTGACTTACACTTCGGTTAATTACAAAATATCTCAAGATGTCTGGTATGTGCTCATACTCTTGCGGGTCTTGAGGTTCGTCGATCCAGATACTATTGACCTTGCGGTTGTGATAACTCTGCATTGCGGTTATGAAGGCCTGATTGTTTTTACTACGCACTACGTATAGTTTCGGCTTACCAGTAGCGGGCTTAATTTTCGCCCTGACCAATTGAATACCGTTTTGAATGTTAACTAACTTTTTGGATGTTGTGTATTTGCATGAAATACCCCAAGATTTGAATAAGTCTACGTTACTCTTACCGGTCTGGTCGTTTCTCGATCTGCCTGCCGGGTCACAATAATTCGCGGCGATAAGATTGGGTGTATGGGCGTTTATGTAATCAGCGTGCGTTTTTAGCGAGCCATGCTCTGCCCTGTATGTGTCGAGAATGTAAATCGCCCCGTCCTTCGCCTCGCCAAACCAAACACAGCCGAACACGTTTATGCCCCAGTCGATAGCCCGATAGCACCTGAGTCCAGCAGGAGCGTTATCAACAACGTGTACCTGCGGGTCAAAGTTAGGATATACCAACCCGTCAACAGATGGTCTGATACATAAGAACTCAGACTCCCACGAACCGGCACTGATCTTAGCATAAGCCTTGCAAGCATCGTCTATCTGATACAGCCCACCAGCCTCAGCAGCTATACCTATCTTGTGACGCTCTCCGTGAACTTCTCTGCCCTTTTCCAAACAAGTTGGCCCCAGAGTGCAGCTTTGGCAACCCTCACCCTGTAAATGTCTCTCCGGTGGACAATTGGCTAACGACTCCCAGATGTTCCATTTGTGAAGCCTTACGCCATTGCCGGGGCACTTTGCTATTAGCTTCCCCATCAATCCCATAGGCTTATGCCAAGTCGAAGTATATATCGTTCGGCCCGGTAAGCCTGGTCGGGAATCTATCATCCCAACCGCAGCGGTATCGACATCTTCGTCAATCTCATCTAATTCGTCCTCGTAAAGCCTTTGAACTTTCGGGCCTCGTACACGCTTTTGAGACGCAGCCAGAATAGCCAGTTTCCCGCCGCCTACTTCTGTGAGTAGCTTGTTTACTTTTCCGTTGTCTAACCTGTCGGTCAGTAATAAATCACACCACTTAGACCAGTAATCGTACATGTTTCTTGCTTGATCTTCAGAACCAGCTAGCACCCGGCTTTTAAGATTGTCGGTAAACCTATATTCTAAAGCTGCTACAATCGAAGCTCCTAGAGTTTTAATGCCAGATCGAGAAGCCCAAGCGGCCACGTCTTTATCGGGGTTAAAGAAACAATCTGCAACAAATCCAAACGGCGTTGAGTGACTTGGCGTGAATTTCTTGAACGGTAGCCATACCCCGAAATTTGCGCCAATGAACGCCCACAACTCTTTGTTGTTTTTGGGTTTATACACACTTATCTAACGCCTGCAATGTAAGCCTTAGCCAAAATGTTCTCAAGTTTGTATGCCACATGCTCAAAATCATCATATCTATTAGTGTCCCAAAACCTGTTGTCATGGCCAAATACGTGTACCATTTCGTGACAAATAGAACTTACGGCTTCTTTTTTGGTTCCACATCGCGACGGAGAAACCCATATCTGGGCGTATCTTTCTCTTACGATTGGGATACAAGCCCCCATTGCATCTGTGGGCATGTCACTAAAATCTCTAGGTATGTTGTCTTGAAACCAGAACTTAAAAAACCATGCCTCAAGACCTAGTTGATCCGTACACCACCGCAAAACCCTCAATGCCTGCTTCTGTGTCAGCATCTTTACCATTTTATCTTCCTTGTGTTTCGCTACTGGAGCTTTGGCATTTTTCCCTTATAATTCGACTATTTCATCACGCTCGACTTATTAAAACAGCTATTACAGCCGCCGCTATGTATAGCCACCAGAGAGAGGAGGACACAATAAGTGCCAGCGTTACATAATGGATTAGCTTTTTAATCATTCCGGCCCTTCCTTAGCGTCGGCTATTTTAGCAAGTAGCTCAGGTGTAAGGCCAGGTAGTTGACGTTCGTCTCTAACGTCTAAGTCTATCGGCTCAGTTACCTTACCATCGCTACGCTCAATGATTGCATTCCAGTATCGGAAATCGCCCTTCATCGCTTTGTTATAAGCTATCTGTGCGAGTGCCTCAACGCCAGATATCGTTACCTCTTCTCCGTCGATCTTGAGTTTAACCGGCCCGTTACAAATCTTTTTAATAGCGTCTGTTATAGGCTTGCTTGGCGTGCGTCCAGCAGGGTTACCAGACTGGCCAGGCTTCCACCGATGTTCTTTTGGTGGATTACCAGGGCCTACAGGTTTCTCACCCTGCTCATTCCCTGATACTTCCTTATTTTCACCGTTTTCAGCCATATCAACGTTCTGCCTCTACCTCTGCGAATGTCTTACCGTCAAGCGTAGCGTCCGGCGTCTTCCGCAACTCGTTTGCCTTGAGCCTCTGGTGACCACCGATAAGCAATCCGTCTTCCCTACGTGCGATTAGCGGATCAACGCAGCCGTGGGCGTCCAAGAGCTTCGCAAGCCGCTTGAGAGCATCCTCGTCTATCTGACGCGGGTTATATGGTGCTGGGTTTAGTTTACCCGGCTCGACATATTCGACTTTGATTTCCTGCATCGATTCCTTCCAAATATCTTCTTCCACCGCTCGCGGAACTCCTTTTAATTGCAGCGGTTATGGGCTTAGTCTTGTTTCGTCCCGGCCCCCCGGGATTACCTACTTTGAACGGTTTACCTACGGGCATACCGTCATCTCTGCGATCTGAAGGATCCCCCGTTTTGTCCGCGTTATCGTTTGTCATTATTCAAGTTTCGTGTTTATACTGGACATTTTTCCTTTTTTTTTGTTGCACGAAGAACATCTGCGCATTCCCTCAAAAGACAAATCATGTCTTGTGTTTGCAGCTGTGAAACTTTACCGATATTTAGCCCCATCCAGTCATTGATACTTTTGTCTTCCCACGCGGATGCCAACCCCTCTATTAGGGCAGCAATGGCATCAATCGCAGTCATTGGAGTCTTAGCTTTGCTTTGATTTTCCATGTGTCTTCCTTTTGAATATCTCTTCCCACCGCCTGCGGAATTCTTTGTCGCTACACTTTAAGGATCGGGGCCGTCTTTTGCTTCCCTTACCGGCCATAATCACTCCAGCTTTTCAATAGCCCTATCAATTGCCTCTAATTCGTCAAGTAACCAGTTTCGTCTCAAGCACAAATTATAGTAACTAATAGCCGCAAGTGTATGCCCAGTTGGGATATACACAATTTCATCGTCTTGACTACCATCATCTCTAAACCATTTATTTGCTATTTCTACCATTATTCCGATTATTTATATAATTAAAGTTATTCTTATTTTCAGGATATTTGTTTTTTCTCTTCTTTTTCATATTAAACACACCTCTGCCATATTAAATATGAATACAAGGACTCCTTACCAGCCTCTTTATTCCCTCTTCTTCCTCCCCAGTCCAGCAGATCTTTTTTGTATCATATCCTTAGTCATAGTCAACACTAAACTAATTAAAAAGTCTGTTTTTGCCGTGCTGTGTCGGTCGCGTCGGTTAAAAGTACCACCAAAAGGAGTCCTTAGAGCAATAGTGGTAGCGGCATTGTTAAGATATCAAAATAGTTTCTTGACTACATTTTAATGCAAAATTGCCCGCGTAGTCAGAATCCTAACAATCATTATCAAAAAATAAGTTGTTGAGCAACTTTACATTTTATATTATAACAACTAATCAACGATTATCCAAGCAAAAAAAAATTTTTTATTTTTTCTCATGCCAGGTTAATATCGCCCCATCCCAGCTGACAGTCGAACTCTTTATGTAGCTAGTGGTTTCAAATCCCATTTGCAATTATTTTTGTTCCGTCCCAACGCACTGGGGCAGGGCGATAAAAAAGCACGTTCCCCTGTATATAGGCGAAAAGGCAACCTTTTTATCAAAACCACCCTATGATTTTACCCTCGTTGTCTAGTGCCTCGTCGTCAAAACTAAACATTTTTGGCCGTTCTTCTTTGTAAAACCGAGAATTCAGAGAATTTCCACTTTTTTTTATTTTTTTTCTGGCGGTTGAGCATAATTTCGCAACCGCTTGTCTAGTGACTCCCATCCGCTCAGCGATCTCCCATTGCTTCATTCCGTCACAATACCACATAGACAGCACAATTATCTGTTTGTTGGTTAGGCCGATATTTTTAAGCCGATCCATTTTATGGCCTCCCGCTACCGAGAAACTTAATTCGATCTGAGACACTATTTGACATGCCGCAGGAATCTAATACCGACCTGCCTGTGTCCGGCTTTCTGGTTGCCTTTGGCGGCACGCTTTGATCGTAAACCTCCCTGAGTTGATAACCTTTGGGTATCCAGCGGAAACATCTGCAATCTTCGCACACAATGCCTAATGTAACCGTACGTATCGGGGATAGACATATAACACACTTTGAGAGGTTGTTTACGGCCTGCGACTGGCTATAAAGACACTCCCCGCAAAGCCTATCGTGCAATAGATAGACGTGCCTGCCGCATTTTTTGCAAATTTTGTATGTTGTCGTCCCTGACCTCATACCTACATTATATCACACGGCAAAACTATTGTCAAATAAAAATCGTAATAATCTAAAAAATATCAAAAACGCGTTTAATCTTAACGATATTAGTACTCTGTTAGGTTAATAATTATTCGTTGGACACTTGGTATTCAGGATTATTTATTTGTATATTTATATGATTGTCTTTTATTTCTCACAATATCAAACTTTTTTACACATAAACCCCTTTGTTTTCAGCCTTTTGAAAATATATTGATAATTTTCTTGTTTTGTTGTTGATATAATCATAGTAGTCGCGTACAATACACATAGTTAATCAGCAACAAACTTTAACACGGGAGAAACACTATGACACTAACTACCGCACAATGGAAAGTAATACGCGGTTACGTTTTAGGCGGTTGTGACAATCCGGTTGTGTATAAATGTGCAGGGAAAACAATCAATCAGCTAAAAAAACTTGGTTTGTTGGATTGTAACGGCCCGACACTGGCGGCTATAAAATACGTCGAAAGCATAGAATTACCATAACCACTAACACCTAACGGCAGATCGGAATGGGAGAATGAAAATTCACGTTAAAGCAAAGTTTGTAAATGAGCCTGCGAAATTATCCTTTAACTTTTACGACAATGGCAGTGCTGCTATCACGGCAGCTAGCATGGAAGGCGAACCGCTTTTTACTGCAACGGTCGCTTTAGATGAAATTCCTTTACCCGGCCATGTATTCCTAAAAGGCTGGTCGGAAAACGAAGGTATCCCAGAAGCACTTGAAAAAGCTGGTGTTGTAGAATTTACGGGGCGAACAATACCCACAGGTTTTTGCCAAGCAATAGAAGCGAAACTGTTAAAAGCAGACTAAGCACTCCCAGCCCCCCGGCAAGGCTAACCATTAGGGCCGAATAGACTTACCTTTAAAATAGGAGAATTGAACTATGGAAATCGCCATAACCATAACAATACCAGATGGCCTACAGTACCCCGCAGTATTTTTATCGCGCGAGCTAAAATATGCCTCCGATCATGTACTCTTGCCAGACTTATCTGCAAAAATCTTTGAAGCGATGGCGGCGCCCGGCAAGATATCGTTAGGCAAAACCACAACAATAGACGTGAACCCCTAATACTGGAGAAAATTATGATGAAGATGGAAGATTATCTCGCAAAACTCGACGACCTTCGCGCTTGCGGCGAAGCTATTAAATGGACACGAAAATATAAAACACCACAAGCTGCATGGC